CGCTATGGCTGCGACATCCGCACCATCGCACGCTGGCGCAAGGAAAAAGCTCCGCTCGGAGACCCAGCCGCGATGGCTGGCTGGCTCTCTGAGCGACGCATTATTCCTCTAGGCTCAGCGGCTGCGATGGGTGGCGTGGCGAGCATCACCGACTTGGCGAGTGCCAAGCTAGAGAAGCTAATCCTCGAGTGCAAAAAGCTCGCTTATAAGCTCGAGGTCGAGCAACGCAAACACATTCCGATTGAGGAGGTCCATGCCGACATGATCCGCATCGGCAATGCGACGCGAGCCGAGTGTCTACGCCTATTAGCCGACGCTCCCGGCTGGGTCGGTCTCGACGAGTCAGCCATCAGTCAGCGAGTCACCGACTGGATGACAACGCTTTGCACGACGCTCAGCGACGACATGAGTAAGCTCTACAAATGACCAGCACGCTACAGGCATGGTGCTCCGCTTGGACTCCGCAAGACACTCGTTCCGTAAGCGACTGGGCCAGCGATCACGTCACGATCCCAGGCTCAGCTCGCGCTCGCAAATTCGATCCAATGGCATCGCCTTGGCTACTGGAGCCACTCCAATATTTCGGAGACAATCGAGTTCGCGAACAGGTGCTAATCATGCCCACCGGAGCAGGCAAGACCACGGTCTTCGACGTCTGCATTCCGCATGCGATCGCAGAGAATCCCGGCAGTATCCTGCTGGCAATGCAGACCGATCCCGATGCACGAGAGCACATGGAGGATCGATTGATGCCGATCCTGAAAGCCTGTCTGCCACTGGATCCGATGCTGTCCACGATCAATCGTCACGCCGCCAGAAAAGACGCGATCATCTTCCCTCACATGTCGCTCTATTGCGGCGGCGCGAACAAGAACAACTTCCAGCGCAAGTCGGTCCGCTATGTGTTTCTCGACGAGGCATGGCTGATCAAACACGGCCTGATCGAGGAGGCCAGAGCACGGACACACAACAGGTGGAACAGCCGAGTGGTCATCGTCTCGCAGGGTGGCAGCGAGCACATCATCCTCGGCAATGAGCGACGCTCGACCGAGCTGCATGAGGCATGGATGCGGACTGACAGACGCGAGTTGGCGATGGTCTGTCCTGATTGTCAGGCACTTAGGCTATGGTCGTGGAAGCATCTGCTCTACGACAATCCCGATGGCGAGATCGATGAGAGAGCAGTCAGCGAGTCGGCACGATACCGCTGTCCTGAGTGCATGACCGAGTTTGCGGATCGACCAGACATCCGTCGACAACTCTCGAGCACAAGCACTTACATCGTGACCAATCCCGGCGCCTTGAAAGGCCACCACGGCTGGCATGCGCCAGCGATGGCGATGAGCCATGAGCGATGGGGCGACCTCGCACTAGGCTGGGTCAGAGCACAGGCAGCGATGCGGACCGGAGACATTGAGCCACTCAGGATCTTCGTGACCAAACGCTTAGCCGAGTTCTGGAAAGAGGCCGACGACGCTCCCGACATCGTGCTCGGTGGCAGTGGCTACACCATCGGCGATTACATGGGCGGCGAACTGATCGATAACGAAGCGCATCGGTTCTGTGCGATCGATCGCCAGCGCGATCACTTCTGGGTCGCAGTCCGTGCGTACCGGCATGATGGCTCAAGCAAGTTGCTCTACTTCAACAAGTCGCTGACGATCGAGGCAGTGCGCGATGTGCAGACGCGATACAAGGTGATCGACGATTACACGGTGGAGGATGCCGGACACATGCCGACAGAGGTCTATGCTGACTGCGCTCGCTTTGGCTGGATCGCCTTCTTCGGCGACTCCGTCGATGGGTACGAGCATCTGCGCCGAGGTGGTCAGCCTGTCAAAAAATTCTTCTCGCCGATCAAGAAAGCCATGTCGCCGAGTGGCAAGATCGTCCGCTATTTGCGATGGTCCAACGAGAAGGTCAAAGACATCCTGTTCAATCTCTTAGCTCGGCGAGGCGCAGCCTTTGATGCGCCGGACGACATCGATGATCTTGCTCAGAAAGAGGCTGAGCGATACTCGCAACAGATACGGTCCGAGGTCAAAAGAGATGTCGTCAACGCGACTACCAAGGCCATCGCTCAGCGATATGTTAAGACTCGCAGGCACAATCACGCTGTCGATTGCGAGGCGATGACGCTGGTCCTCGCGCTTATCAAAGGCTTGGTCGGTCAGTCGATCGAGACTGCCGAGTGAGTCGAGTTGTAAAGCATTGCTTGACTAGTGGCATCATGTCGGTATCGTTCTGGCATGGCCGCACTCACCTATCCTGCCACATTCGCAAAAACCATCTGGCTACCTTATCCAGAGTCCAGCTCCATCGGCGCACTGATCGCCGACGCTGCCAGCACGCTGGCCGAGTTCGTTGCCGATCGGTGCAACTGGGTCAGCGCATCAGGAGTCGTCTACACCGACGACGACATGCAGTCGCTGTGGCAAATGATCGTCCTGCAGAAGCAACGAGTGCAGTCATTCTATCTCGTCAGTCTCGGCGCATTCCCTGCGTACGATCCTGCGATGGCCTCGCTGCGCTAAGGCGAGCCAGCCTGTCAACCAGCGTTGACAGCACGACAAAGACATGCCAGCCAACATCGACGAACTCATTCCTAGCCTAGTCCGCTGGGGCTCTCACAACGGACTGGCCGCGCTCGAGCAACTCGCGATGGGCCAGTGGGATAAGCTGATCACGAGCAACGGTCGGCAGATGATTTCGTCGAGCGTCAACGGCCAGTCATTCACCTACTCGTTCGCGCCTGGACTAGATGTCAGCACGATCATCGCGGCTGCCGATCAAGCATACAGGCTGACCTACGCGCTCAACGAGACAGGTCAACTGTCAGCCTACCTGACCACTCCTCGCATGCGTCGCACCTACGCAGTTTTCAACACCGGAGTCTCCGCTTTTTAATCATGTCTGCATCACCAATCATCGACATCTACGGCAACCCGATCACGACTCGGCTGATCAACGGAGCGGAGCAAAATTCGTCAGCACGACCAGCCATGCGGACTCGCGTCGAGTCGATCAAGGAAGCTGTGCCAATGACCGACTGGCGCGTGATCTTGAGCGTCTCGCGCAGGCTGTTTGCGAACAACGGTATCATCCAAGGTGCTCTTAGCCAGAAGGCTATGCACGCCGTCGGCTGTGCGTGGAATCCTGTGTTCCTTGGTGCAGATCGTGCATGGGGCGTGGAGGCATCGCGCTGGCTCGAGGAGGAGTGGTTTCCAACATGCAATGTTCGTGGCGAGGTCTATGACTTTCGGACAATGATTTATCTCAGCTCGATCAACATCGACAGAGACGGCGATGAGGCTGAGATTCTGACCGAGACGCAAGACGGATATCCGCAAATCCAGACGATCGCTGCTGACCGCATCGGCGACAGAGGCAACTACAATAACAAGGTGCAGAGTGGTCCGTACAAAGGGATGAACATCAGCATGGGATGCATCACGAATGAGTACGGCAGGACGGTCGCTTATCGTGTGCTCGGCGAGACTGAGCTTGACGATCGCGATGTCTCTGCTCGTGACGTCGTCTTTAATTTCGATCCGCTTTACGCTGACCAGTTGCGCGGATTCCCGATCTTTTCTCACGCTCTAAATGACTGGCGCGACGCTGACCAGAGTCAGTACTGGGAGCAACTCGCACAACTCATCGCAAGCTCGATCGGCATCATCGAACAGAACGAGACTGGCAGTGCTGACACAAGCGATCCGGGATTCACTCTTGGTGGGGTAAACAACGAGATCCGAGAGACTTCCACCGAGACGATGATGGGTGGCATGGTCCGTTATTTCAAGGCTGGAACAGGCTCAAAGCTGGAGTCGTTCCAGTCCAATCGTCCAGGCGATGTCTGGGATTCTTTCCAAGATCGGATCGCCAGAAAAGCACTCGGTCCAGTCTGGCCTTACTCGCTTTGCTGGAAGCCAGACGGCATGAACGGCACGCAGGAAAGGAGTACGATCGAGAACGCACGCAACCTGATCGAGGATCGGCAGGAGCTGCTCAAGCCACGTGCCAAGCGCAAGGTCGGCTACGCGATTAGCAAGGCGATCAAGCTCGGTCTAATCCCTCCTTACACCGGGTCTGACAAGGGTGGATTCCTCAAGTGGGGATTCACCATGCCAGCAAAATTTAGCATCGATCACGGACGCGAAGATCAGCAATGGAGAGAGAATTATAAGATCGGCGCAGAGAATTTGTCGTCGTATCTCGAGCGGTCCGGCGGCATGACATTCGAGCAACACCAGACACAACGCACCGACGAGCTCGCCGACATCATCGCTCGCGCTCAGGAACTTAGCGATCGCACCGCTGTCCCATTCGATACTTGTCTCTCTCTCTTCACTCAGCGCACCAGCGTCGGCAATGTCCCTGGTGGCCGATTCGGATCGGAGTTGCCGATGACAGATCAGCCTCTACCGTAATGGCTATTCCTCCAAAATACATCAGCGACGCAGCCACTCTTGGGCTTGAGTATTACCGCGCTGGCAAAGGCGGTGCCGGGCTCACCGATCAGACGCTGGCAGACGCTAGGCTGATGGCAAAAGGCAGTATCACCGACGACAAGATTCTTCGCGCAAATGCTTGGCAGCTAAGGCATGCCAGCGATCTGGACGCTCCGCAAAATCACAATGCGAATGATCCTGACTACCCCGGAGCCGGTGCTGTGGCGCATCTGCTCTGGGGCATCAATCCACTCGATCCACAGCCAGCTCGAGACTGGTTTCTTAAGGAGACAATCCGAATCAACAAGACCAAAAATATGAGCGCAAAAACCTATAAACTATCGACCATTCAACTGGGAAAAATCTTCGCTGATCAAGGCATGATCATGGGCGTCTCTGTCATCACCGAGGGCGACGCTCTTGGACATGGAGTCATGATCGACGCGATTAGTATCGTGACGATCAGGGACTGTGCATTGATGCATCCATCTGGTCTCAAGGTCATGATTAATCACGAGGACGGAATCGAAAACACCGTTGGAGTGCTTCGCAATTTCGTCATTGATGGCATCCAGCTTCGCGCTGATTTGCAGATGCTTCTGTCGTCTGAGTATACCGCGCAGGTGCTCGAGATGGCGCAGGTGATGCCGGAGTCTTTTGGGATGAGCATCAGTTTCTCAGGTGATCTCGAGGAGATCGGCGGTCTCTACTATGTGCGATGCATGGAGATCTACTCGTGCGATATCGTGGACATGCCAGCTGCCAACCCAAACGGATTATTCTCTGCAAAAGTTGACACCATGCAAAATGCAATGGACCTACAAGCAATCACCATCGAGCTCTCCGCTGAAAAAGAATTACGCGCCGCCGCTGCGGATCAAGCGAAGAAAAACTACAGCGATTTCCAAAACCAGATCACCATCTCGACTCAGCTCTCCGCTGATGTCCAGACGATCACCGCGCAACTGTCTGCGCTCAGCGAGACCAACGCCAAGCTGACCACCGAACTCGCTGCAGCGCAGGCCAATATCGCCGAAAAGATTAATGCTGAAGCAGTGCGCGTGCTGGCCTCGAGCGGTCATGCGCCGATCGCTCTCGGAGCTGCGCCAGTCGCAGCCGCTCTCATGTCTCGCGCTGAGTTTTCCGCAATGCCAGCGCATCGCAAATCTGAGTTCGTCAAGTCTGGCGGACGGCTCACCGACTAGCACTCACCAACAAAATCAATCTCCTCAACTAAAAAAACAACATGGCTGGATCTACACTAACTAACCTCATCCCAGACGCTTACGCCGCACTCGATGTGGTTTCACGTGAGCTTACTGGATTCATCGGCGCGGTCACTCGCGACTCCACTGCTGACCGTGTCGCTGCTGGGCAAACGCTCCGCTCGATCGTCGCACCGACCAACACCGCTGGTGCTGACATCACGCCTGCGATGTCGATCCCTGCCGACGCTGCGCAGACCATCGGCAATAAGTCGTTGACCATCAGCAACAACCGCTTCTTCCCATTTTCTTGGACCGGTCAACAGCAATACGCTGCCGACATGGGACCAGGCTTTCTCACGATCCAGCAAGCGCAGATCGCTCAGGCCATCCGCGCTGCCGTCAACGAGATCGAGGCCAGCATCGCAGTCGCTGCTAAGAACGGCGCGAGTCGTGCATTCGGCGCAACCGCTGGCACGGCTCCTGTGCTCGGAGATTTCGCGTCGGCGAAGAAGATCCTCGACGACAACGGTGCGCCTCAATCTGACCGCACTGTGGTGTTCGACACGACCGCTGGCGTATCTCTCCGGTCCACTGCGAACCTCTACAAGGTCAACGAAGCTGGAGATCAAACGCTTCTCCGCCAAGGTCTTCTCGGCTCGCTCTACGGCTTTGATCTCCGCGAGTCTGGCAATGTGCAGACCACGACCAAAGGCGCGATGACGGGTGCATTAGTCAACAGCGCAGTGCAGGCCATCGGTGATACCACCATCACCTTCGATACCGGCACGGTGAACACCACACCGTGCCGGTATCGAA